CGGAACGAACTGGGGTATCGGGACAGTGAAGCGGAATACGATCGAACCAAGGGAACGGACGGTGAGTTTATGGCCGGTCTGCGCCGTATCGGCAAAGATGCGGCCACCGCTGTCGGAAACGCTGTCATGGATCCTACAGTCGCCTCCGATGGTGTGGCACAAGGTATCGGTTCGCTCCTCACCGCTGGGCCGATTGGTCGTGGTATCTCGCTTGGCGCCAACGCTCTAGTCGGTGGCGTGGCTCGCCGTGCACTGGTCGAAGGCGCCATTGCAGCGGATGCAGGTGCAGGCGGTGCTTCGGCGCTTCTGGGCCGGGCCGCTACTTCTCCCCTTGGCTCCAAGGTACTGGACTTCGCCAAGCATGAAGGCGCCACGATGGCCGGCATCGGTGCCACGGAAGCTGGTGGTGCTTACCAGCAGAACGCAGCGGACGTGATGGACATGAAGTTCGAGGATCTGCAGAAGACCTCGCCCATGTTCAATCAGCTCGTCGAAGATGGCATGAAGAAGATGGGACCGAATCCGACGCCGGAACAGGTCACTGCCCTTCAGGAAGAGGCTCGCCGCACGGTAGCCAATCGCTCCGGCCTCCTCGCCGCGGCCATTCAGGCGCCGATTGCCACCGCTACCGGTGCACTGGTTTCCAAGTTCGAATCGGCGCCGCTGAAGATTCCGACGCTGCGTCAGCTCGGCCAGAACATTCTCAAGGAAGGCACCGAAGAGACGATCCAGTCGGGTACGGGTCAGGCTGCACAGAACATCGCCACCAAGCAAACGGCTAACGACAAGCAGGATCTGCTGCAGGGGGTCGGTGAGCAGGCGGGTCTGGGTGGCCTATACGGCATGGCCTCGGCAGGCGTGGTGTCTGGTCCTGGCTCCATCCTGAGCTCGGGCACCCGTGCGGCACTGGGCATCAGCAACAAGGCGGTGGAACTGGCCGGCAAGCGGGGCGACCGGATCATGGCCGAGAATGAGGCGAAGTCGCCGGTCTCGGATCAGTCCATTGCCACAGCAGCCGCTGAAGCGGTACAGAACGCACCGGCAGCGGCACAGGCCGCAACGGATGCGATTGACAAGTCCGATCTCACCCCGAGCCAGAAGGAAGAAGCGCACTCCTACGTCGAACAGGCCAAGGGGGTGGTGCACTTCGATCCGGCAGAAGTTCAGGGCATGCCGGAGGTGATCCAGCGTGCTGCTGAAGGACAGACTTCCCGTCTGCAGTTCTTCCAGAACCTCGCCAACGAAGCCAAGAACCCGAAGAACTCGGCACAGGAGCAAGCACTGGCACTGGCTACGCTTCAGGCCTCCATCGACGGTGTGTTGGGTGAGAAGGGCATCAACATCGCCAGCGCTGAATTCAATGCGCTGCCCGATACGCACGATGCCAAGCTCTTCACGGGTGATGTCGCAGAACTGTGGACCAAGTTCCAGCAGTCACCGGCAGGCAAGACGGCCAGCAACGAAGAGCGTGCGGCGAAGACGGCTGAGCGCGTAGCGAAAGAGAACCTCACGCCGGAACACTTCGACACACCGGAAGGTCAGCAGGCAGTCCAGGCCAACATTGCTGCGGCACAGTTGAGCCCGCAACACTCGAACCGGGCGAACAATGAGCTGATCCTGAACATGGCGGCAGCGGGCAAGATCACGCTCGACAACCGTCAGAGTGCAGCGCTGCGCATTGCCAACGCCATTCTCGGTGAACAGGAAAAGCACCAGGCTCAGTTGAAGCAAGTCGGTGCAAAGTCGGCCTCAGACCTGGTCAGCCATCAGGTGACGGTCAACGAAGGTTCGCCAGAAGGTGCGGAGTCGGCCAAGGAGCACATGGACGCCATTCGTTCGGCGTATGGTCGAGGTGACTTCAAAGGTGCCAAGGCTGCTTTGCTCGGATTTCAGAACTTTGTCCAGAGCCAGCAGAACAAGATCCGTGCGGTGAACACCCAGATTGCGACGCACGGCGGGAATGCGAATCCGAACAACGCGCTCCACTACGATGCTGCTTTGCAGGACAAGTCGGGGTTCCGCAAGAGCGACAAGCCCTTTGGCGTGTCGGTTCAAGGCAAGCGTGCGGCCAACTCCATCGGCTTCGTTCAACAGGTAGCGGCTGAAACTCAAGCGCTCACCGGGATTCACAACGCACTGGCTACGGCTTTTCCGGAGCTGGGTGTTAAGCATGTGGAGTCAGTTTCTCTGGATCCGTTGCTCTCCGATGCGCATCCGTCGAAGGTGGCAAAGGAGTTCGCTGACGGTACTCGGGGCAAGAAGCAGGACAAGCCCTCTGCAACCGAGCCGGTTAAGGAAAAGGAATCTGCCGCACAGTCTAGTAAACCGAGTGCCCCGGATGAAGCCCCGAAACAACCGGTTACGTCTGCGCAACAGTCGGCACCGAAGGATGCAGTAAAAGAGACGACCAAGCCAGCAGAACCGGTAAACGATACGTCGAGCCAGAAGGAAGAACCGGCTCAGCCGCATGACGTGGCGCAGGAACGTGAAGCCCTGATCAACCGCAAGATCGCCGGTCCCCTCACGGTGCAGGAAGAAGCACGCCTGCGTGAGATCGATCAGGAGATTCATGCGGGCGTGAACAAGGGTCTCGAGCGAGATCTGTCGACTGTCGGTGAGTCCGATGGCAAGGGCGTGTCTGCGCTCTACCCGAATCTCATCGTGCCGGTCGGTGGCAACTTCTTTACCCGTGCCTTCCGTCTGCCGAGTGAAGCTCGCTCGAAGCTGGCCGGTGTGGAGAAGCCCCTTGAACAGGTGCGGGATGCGCTGAACACGGAACCGAACTTCCGTGCGGCATCGGGCAAGAGCACGCGTGGTTTCGATGACAAGACTCGGGCGGCGTACCGCTATCACCTGAGCTTTGCGCCGAAGATGGTGGCCGCATTCAATGAGCATCTGCAGGCCATGCTCAAGAAGAGCACCAATGCACAGGACATCGTCTCGGGTGCCAAGGATCCGAACCGCTATCGCAATGGCAAGCTGCTCAACATCGCCGAGGAAACGGAAGACGGTCTGCGTCTGAACCAGTCGCTGGCTGAAGCTGCAGCACTGGCCGGTCTGCAATGGGTGCTCGGTGCGCAGAACAATGCCTCGCACTATGACACGATGGACATCGCCAGCATCTTCGGTGTACGTCCGGACCAGGTGACCGAAGAGATGGAGAACCATCTCAAGTCGGGGTCGGCCCGCATCGAAGGCTATTCCTCCCTGGCTCAGAAGATCCAGACCTACTGGGGACTGGCCTCCGATCCGAACATGGATGTGGCCTACACCCACGGCATTCTGGATGCCATGGCTGCCGAAATTCTCGACACCATGACCGATCCGGAAACGGGTCTGAAGCTCAAAGACGGCACACCCTTCGTGCGTGAAGTCACCAAGACGGTGGACGTGCGCACAGGTGAAATCGTCGACACGCGGGAAGTCGCCAAGGATGGTGAGATCCCGAAGGCTTTCACGGGCAAGAACTACAAGTCCATTCCCGTGCTGCAGACGCCGGCACTGGAAAAGTTCGGCGCCTTGCAGAAGCTGCCCGATGCGATCGAGCGGGTGATTGCCACGAAGCCTGAGCTGAGCCACTACCTCGATGGCGAGCTGCCGACGCCGCCCAAGGAGCAGATGCGCAATCCCGGCGTGAAGCTCACGGATGAGCAAAAGCAGATGATCGCCAACGAGACCGACACCGTCCACAAGCTGGATATGGATTCGGTGGCGCTCTTCCGTGCGATTGATCGTGACTGGATGGCGAAGATCTTCGGCCCCGGTGACATCGATCCGAAGAAGCTCAACAAGAACGATCTGAACTCCCAGGAAGGTCAGAAGCTCTCGATCACGGGTGCTTTCGATGCGTTCCTCGATCTCACGGCGCAAGTCGAAGATCATGCTGCAGCCAACGGCAAGGAGCCAGGGGAGGTGGAGATCCGCTACGGCTACAACGTCTCGAAGGTGGGACGCTTGCAGATGCTCGGCGCCTTCAATCCGCAGGCTTCCAAGTTGATGCGCCATGCGGTGCTGCCCACCGAATCGACGCTCGAGCTGACGAGCACCAAGGGGCAGCAAGCCTGGTGGCTGGGTGTGGCACAGGGGCTGGGCGTGAAGGTGCACAACATGACGCCGGAGATGGCCCGCACCGAGGCCGAGAAAGCACTGGCCGGCAAGTACGCCGTGCCGCTTTCGATCATGAAATCGTTCCTTCAGAGCGGCAAGCTGGAGCCAGAAGACCTGGAAAACCTGCATGCTTCCCTTGGCTCAGGGGCATCGTTTGCTGCGCTCTACGCTGTGCTGCAACAGGCCAAGTACGAGCTGGCGCAACAGAACGGCGATGATCTGTCGAAGTTCAAGACCAAGCTCTATCTGGAAGCCGATGGCAAGACCAATGGTCCGATCATGGCCATGGCCATGTTTGGCCGCGGCAAGATGACGGCCAATGAAGTCATCAACCTGTCCCGTGGCGGTGTGCTCTTTGGCGACAGCCAGACGAACACGGCAGGTCTGCAGTTCATCAAGGATCCGGTCGATCTGTACAAGGCCACGGCCAACAACCTGAACCAGACCCTGAGCGAATTGCTGCAGGAAGGTTCGGGCATGGATGCCGATGTGCGTGAGCAGCTTGCACACCTGCTGAAAGTGATGAATGTGCTGCTGGGCGATAACGTCATCAAGTTCGATGGCAGCACGGGTGTGGAGATGGGCCGGGACATCGCCAAGAATCCGCTGACCGTGACCATGTATTCGTCAGGTCCGAACGGCATCGCCAACAAGATTGCCGGCATGCTCACGGATGCCGTCTATGCGCAGATGTCCAAGGCGCTGCAAAACAACTGGAAGATCGGCGAGCTCTTCGGTCCTGAGCAGAAGGAAAAGAACGAGATTCTCAACACCTCGCTCAAGGCCTTGATGGACCGGGTCGTGGACAAGGGTGAGACTGACGAACTGATCCTCGCTGAGAATAAAGAGCGGGACACGAAGAACCAGAAGATGACGGAGTTCACTTTTGGTCCGATGGATCGTCAGACGATCCAGAAGAACATTCGTATGCTCTTCGTCGATCCGATGCGCGCTTCCATCGGTGCGGTGGTGGGGCAGGACGTGTTCGATGCCATGCAGATGGTGCAGCAGGCCACGCAAGTTCAATCGATCTTTCAGGAATACGCCTACAACCAGGCCGTGGACGCAGCCCTGAAAGCACGACAGGATGACCCGAAGGCAACCGATTACCGCAAGGGCGACTACCTCTCGCAGAAGCAACTGGACGAGATCCAGAAGTCAGTCCGCAATCTCTCGCCGTATATCGAGGCACCGGGCCAGACCTTCTACATGTCGGGCAAGCAGCGGGTCACGCCCCAGGTGGAGTCGTTTGGCTCGGCACTGTCCGACCGCTACCGTGCACCGGCTGTGCTCAATGGTCCGGGCAATATCGGGGTGGCCGGCCCCGCCTCGATCAATATCGGCATGGGTGATGGCCGCATGATCCAGTCGTTCTCAACGATGCCGGGTGTGGTGGGCAATCACCTGAACATCTTCGACGGGATTCACTTCGCCCTGTCCGACATCGAGCAGGGGTCGAAGCAGGCCAACGAGGCGGCATGGACGGCGATGACGGGCAATCCGTTGAAGGCCGTGAGCCGTGCGTACCAGACGTTCCTCGCCCATATTCCGGCGACCGAAGTCACCTTCGGCTCGGATCTGCACAAGGCACTGGTCGCAGCACTCTATGGCCCGTTCGCGGCCACCGACAAGGGACTGAAGCGCAATCCCCCGGCGAAAGTCATCGCAGCCCTGCAGACGCTGGGTGAGGATCTTTCCTCTGGCTCCGATGCGGTGGACGCTCGTCACCGTGCATTGATGCGGGTCAACGTCACCATCGACCAGATGGCCGGCGCCAGCTCGCCGCACCGTATCGGCGGTAAGGAGAGCATCGATGCAGCGGCGTCTCCTGACGAGATCGCAGCCCGCATCACCGAGCTCACCGCTGAAGAGCAGGCGAAGATCGATGCGCAAAACGAGAAGGCACCGCGAACCAGTGAAGCCCTGAACACGGGTCTGGCCGCAGCTGGCGAGCCGCACCGCACGGGTGTGAAGATCTGGCGCTTCGATGGGGTGAGGAACCTGATCGGCAATGTGCTCGAGCGTCTGCCGCGTGAACAGGCGGTGATGCTCGAGCACATTGCACGCTCGATGCAGGCAGATGGCTACACGCTGATCCACGGCAACCGGGAGCAGCTCACCGCCTACAACGAGTCGCTGGGTGCGATGAAGGTCGATGCAGCGAACCTGGCCAATCCGAACGTGCAGGGTTTCACGATGCCGGGCCGCCAGCAGGTCTGGATCGTCAATCCGTCTTCGGAGACGCTCACGCACGAGCTGATCCACGCTGCCACGATGAAGGCGGTGCTCGCCTACTACAACGGCGAGAACCTGGGCAAGAATCACACGCACGTGGAAGAAGCGATCCAGAACCTGGAAACGCTGATGCAGCAGTTCCTGGGTCTGAATGACGACATCGACTCGCTGCCCCGTGAGATGCAGGTGGCGTATCACAACGCCTTCACCGCCATCAACACGGCGCTGAACAATCCCGATCTCGATCCGGCCACCCGTTCGGCTGCGGCACTGAACGAGTACATGGCCTGGGGTCTGGCCAACCAGCAGCTCGCAGCGCTCCAGAAGAAGGTCGATGCGCATCCGCTGGTGAAGATGGCCCAGTCGGTGATCGACTGGCTGCGTCAGATCGTCTTCGGCAAGCAGCTGGTCAAGACGCCGGGTGAGGACATGTTCAGTCACCTGCAGTTCAACACGCAGGTGGTCCTCACGGCTCAGCCGACCATGGGTCAGATGATGCGCGACACCGTCCTATACCAGAACGCCCAGTACGGCAATGATCAGCGTCTGGCTGAGCTCGGTGACATGTTCGACCGCACCATCACCAACTGGGTGGCCGATGCCAAGGGCAACGTGCCGGAGATGCTGCGCCGTCAGTACGAGGCCAAGCATCTGGCACAGCAGCAAGGCACACGCCTGTCCAACGCATTCGCCACGGTCTTCCCGATGACGTTGCAGGAGAAGACCACGTTCCATCAGATCGTGGCCGGCCTCGTTACTGAAGCGCACTTCGATCCGAATGTGCTGGCTCGCATGCACCAGCTCTGGTCGCTCGTGAACAAGCATCTCGATGCCACGATGATGGAGGATCCCAACGAGCTCGATCCGAACCAGCGTCGCCATGACGCTCAGGAAAAGGTCGATGCGATCCGCGGTGACATCTTCGAAGAGTACGACTCGAAGGGCCGTTCGACGCTGCTGCCCACGTTCATGGCGCTGGCGATGACCAACGACCACTTCCGCAGCGTGCTGGCGAAGATCGCCACCGAGAAGCAGGCTCGCTCGGATGCGGAGTCCCGTGTGGATCAGGCGCTGGAGAACTTCGCCACCGACACCCTCGATGCACTGGGCCGGCGTCTGTCGGGTGAGCGCAAGAGCCCGGATGTGCTCGCAGCGATGGATGCGCTCTCGGCACGCTTCGTGGATCTGGCACAGGAGCGCCAGACGGCCATGGACCTGTACCTGAAGAATAGCGGCGGGGTCATCGACTCGGCCAATGACTATATGGTGCAGGGCATGGGCGATCTCGCTCGCTTCCTGGTTCAGAAGGCGGACAAGATCGACACGCAGACCAGCAACAAGCTGGTGCGTCTGGGTACGAATTCGACACGCCTGTTTGCGGCGATCATCAACGAGGAGCAGGCCGGTATCGTGGCAGAGGGGATGCTCACCTATGCCAACAAGATCCAGGCGTTCAAGCCTTTCACCGATCTGATCCACGACATGATCGGTCGTGTCGCCTCGAATGCCGAGGTCTACGACATGATCAAGGCCGTGCGCTCGATGGTCCAGAAGATGCGTCAGCAGTTCCGCGAGGAAGTGCCCAAGATCATCGCCAAGCAGTTCAGCAGGAATCTCACGGAAGCTGAGTGGGATCTGCTGCATAAGGGCATGGGCAAGACCGATCTCGCTTCCCTGGCTCAAGGGATGTCGCAGAACGAAGTGTTGTCGATGCTCAAGGATCGCAAGGCACGCGAAACCAAGATCAAGGAACTGGAAGACCAGATCCAGTCACTGGACAAGCCCTACTTCGACTTCCGCAAGAAGAAGATGCAGGAGCTCGCCAAGTACATGGTGACGGGTCAGACTTCGTCGGATCTGTTGCGCAATGCCCATGCGATTGCCCGCATGGCCGGCACGCCCAACTGGCTGGTCAGCAAGGCCAGCAAGGATCTGGTCAAGCCCATCGACATGCTCACCTCGCTCTATGCGCTGGAGCAGCTCGATGATGTCGAGCACATGAAGCTCTCGATGCTGGCGAACCAGGAAGAGAAGGGTATGAAGTTTGCCCTGTCCTACCTGCAAGGTCAGCGTGCAGATGAGATGACCAAGGCTCAGTCCAATGACCGCGCACTGCTGAATCACTTCAAGGGTTACATTCCCCAAGTGCAGCAGGCCGGTACGTCACTGATCGTCGCCGATGACTCGGAGTACGCGGAACTCACCAAGCGTTCGTATGTGCGCATCGGTGACTACGAAGGCAGCCGCGCTGAGCCAGGAAAGACCAAGAAGGGTTACTACTTCCTGCCGGTCTCTGGTCGCAATGCGTTCCAGCAGGGCATCTTGCAGAATGTTCGTCAGACTGCGGGTGGTGTAGATGTGGCGTCGGGTTACTCGCAGATGGCGTCTGCTGGCCGGATCACGAGTCCCAAGGAAGTGAGCCGCATCCAGTCGCTGGTCTCCGCAGGTCTGGAAGGGGACAAGGAACACTTGCTGCCGATCTTCAACGATCAAGGCGAAGTGGTCGCCTACGAACGGTCGCTGAATCCGGAGATGGTGAACAGCAAGTTGCAGTTCAACACCCGTCTGCATGAGATGCTCGGCGTGTGGCGTGGCCGTCAGGTGGAAGAGGAACTGGCTTCCCACTACAACACGCAACTGATTGACCGTCTGGCCGATATGTATGACGCAGACATGGCCAAGGATGCAGCTAACAAAGACCGCTACATCGATGTGTTCGACAAGCGTGAGCTGGCAAAGGATCCGGTGCTGGCGGATGCGGTGAAGCTGATCACACCGGCCATGAAGCAACAGATCCAGCAGAAGTTCGGCAAGCAGTTTTTCGTGCGCCGGGATATGCTCAACGATGCACTGGGCTACCGCTCGGCCTCGGTGGGCGATGCGTGGACAGGCAACTCCCGCTGGTCTGACGATACGCAGAAGCAGGTTCAGCGTATCGCCATGTCGGTGTTCGGGAACAAGGCCTACCAGTATGCGGTGACGGCGGAAAAGAAGTGGCAGAACTTCGTATCCGATGCCAAGACGATGATCGTCGTCAAGTCGGTGGTGGTGCCGATCTCCAACCTGGTGTCCAACGCTTACCAGCTCGCCTCCCGTGGTGTGCCGATCAAGGACATCATCACCGGCATGCCCAGAAAAACGGCTGAGGTGAAGGCCTACGTTGCCTCCGAGCTGCGCCGTATCGAAGCTGATGCGGAGCTGCGTGCCGCCGAAGGTCAGGGCAAGGTGGATGTGGCGCGTAAGCTCAAGGCCGAGATCCAGTCGATCCGGGATTCGCACAAGCGTCTCTCGATCTGGCCGCTGATCGAAGCGGGTGAGTTCTCCGCCATCTCCGATGGTCAGGCCACCGCCGAGGAAGTGGAGCTCACCTCGGGCCGCTTGAGCGAGTACTTCGAGCGCAAGGTGAACCAGCTGCCGGCAGGTATTCGCACCGCAGGCCGCTATGCGATGATCACCAAGGACACGGCGCTCTTCAAGGGCATGCAGACGGCGGTGGAGTACGGGGACTTCCTCGCCAAGGCGATTCTGTATGACGATCTGACCAAGCGTAAGAAGCAGAGCCGCGAATACGCACTGGCTCGAGTGACCGAAGAGTACGTGAACTACGATCGTCTGCCGGGCCGCTTCCGGGGTTATGTCGAGTCGATGGGTCTGATGTGGTTCTACAACTTCAAGATCCGTTCGGCCAAGGTGGCCTTGAGCATGATCCGGAATAACCCGGTGCATGCGCTGCTGGCGGGACTGGCGCCGACCCCTCCGCTCCTTGGCTCGATTGGCACGCCGATCACGGATAACATCTTCACGCAGGCGGCGAGTGGGAAACTCCACTACAGCTTCGGCTTCGGGCAACTGTTCCACGCCCCGATGATGCTGCCACTGGAGAACATCCTGAGCCGGTAAAAAGAAAAACCCCCAAGTCTCTCAGGCTTGGGGGTTTTGTACTACTGCATCTCTCACTTTCTCAGGGTGAGGACTTCATCTTACCGTAGGTGGGCCAGGGGGAGGATCATCCTCGTCTTTCCCCTGGCTCAGTACGGCGTAGACTACCCCCACTGCCACAATGCCCATGGCGATGTAGGGGGCTGCTGCGATGATGGCAACTGTGAGACCAACCACAGCCGCCACCACGAGGATGACGACTGCCAGCGGATTCATCAGCTGTTCGACACGCGCTTCAGATTGCCGAAGAGGCTACGGCCTGCGGGCTTCGCTTCTGCCGACTGGTCTTGCTCAGCTTGCGGTTCCGTCGAGCTCGGCTCGGCTGCTGCTTCGCTGCCAGGGCCAGCAGTCTCGGTACTCGTCGAGTCCGAAGTCTCGATCATCCCCTCGACGGGCGGCTCTTCTGCCGGCGTCTCTGCCTTTCCCTGGCTGACCGGCACTTCCGCTTCCGGCGTGAACGTCGGGAGTTCGACTGCCTTCGGTGCCGGCGTTTCCTTCTTCACTTCGACGGTCTTGGTGACCGGCTTGGCAATCGGGGCTGCCGGCGCTTCTGCCTTGACCGGTGCTGCGGCCTTAGCCGGCACGATGTCGATGGTGGCCATGAAGCCCGCTTCACCACGGGTAGCCTTCAGGTCAATCTCGACATCCATGCCTTCCTTGATGCTCATCTGGTTGAGGATGAGGTCTTTGATGGCCTGCTTGATTTCTGCTTCGACGATGATGATCTGCATCTTTACACCTTTGCGAAAAGTCGCATGAGATTTTGAAACATGGGTGTCTGCACACCCGCGTGAATGGCTGCTATGGCGTCTGCGCAATGTTCTGCTTTCGCGGCGCTGATCTTGCCGTTGTGCACGGGGAAGTTCGCTGCCGGATACTCCGTTACTGCCTGGGCGATCATCTGTTTCTTGGTGGCGTCTTTCTTGCCCGTGAAGATCTCCTTCACGTCCAAGGCGCTCACCTGGATGATCTCGTGGCCTTCTGCTCGAAGGGCACCGAGCACCCCACAGACGATCCCGTAGGACTTCATGCCGTAGGCCGATTGGGATCCAACCGGCACTTCGACGAAGATCACCTTGGACCGGCGTGCAGCGGGGAACACCCCTTTGCACAGCGTCGTGGCCAGGTGGACATCACTGGAGTTCTGGCGAACCTGCTTCCCTTCGAGATCCTCCCCCTGAACCAGGGAGAGGATCGGTGTATCAAGCACGCCAGAATCCAGATCCAGGTCAGCTTCTGCGATCCCCCAATTTCTCATTGAGGGATCCATGCCGCAGACACGGATCTTCATGGCGTTACTTCTTGCCGAACAGCGACTTGCGCGGAGCAGCGTCACCGCCTGCAGCCGGAGCCGGCGCTGCTGCACGGTTCGATTGCGGGGCACCTGCTGCGCCTGCCTGACCGTCCTTGATCTTGCGGCGGTCCTGCGTCTTGCCCTTGTTCAGGTCGAGCCACGCATCCCAGAAGGTGGCCACGTCCGAACCGGCCTTGGCTTCGACGATGGTCAACTTCAGTTCCGGGTGGAACACCTTGTCGGTGGCGTTCTCTTCGCGCTCTTCCGCGGTCGGAACGTACACGCCTGCGTCATTCTTGGCGTTCTTGTTGACCTTGCGGCGGATCACGCCGAGTGCCACGTGCTGGCCGATGGCGTCGATGAGCATCGGCACCGACTTGTTGACCTGCCTGCCGTCTTCCCAGACCTGGACGATCTTGTCCTCGGCATCCTGCTCCGAGAGCGGCTTGCCGGTCGCGATCTGGCAGATGTCATCGACGATGGTGAAACCCGGCAGGGGCGACTTCTTGCCCGTGGGCTTGCCGTCCTTGTCCTTGGCGAGGAAGAAGTTCTCGCCCTTGGCGTTCGTGATCCAGAACGTTTCGCGGTATTCCTTGCCACCTTCCGTGCCGATGAAGGTGATCGAACGTGCTTGCGAACCCGGCGTTGCCGACTGGCCGGCGTACATGGCCTTGATTTCGAAGTCGTAGATGTCGCTGTCACGCGGGCCGAAGCCACCACCCAGACGGTCGGTGGATTCTTCGAGGCCTTCGCTGCTGAGGTTGCCGAACAGAGTGCTCATAATGTTTTCTTTTGGTTCCGTTGATTGATGTTTTGAGTTCGTTGGTTTAGAGGTCGTAGAACTCGTTCAGGTGATCCAGCAGCTTCTGTGCATCGTTGTCGATGTACGTCTCTGCCTTGTCGAACATGCCCATCGGGCTGCGCACCCGATAGCCTGTCGTCTGCTTCGTGGTACGGGTCTGGTACACGTGCTTGAAGCCCAGTTCCCGCTCTTCCTCGGTGATGTCGAGGAGCTTGCTGCCATACTTCTCCAGTTCCTTGATCGGAACTTTCTTGGCAACGACGACAGTCGAGAAGTAAGCCTCGATGCCGTTGTTCTTGAGAGAGCCCTTGACCGGTACTTTGGTCTTGATCTCCATGTTCTTTTCATCGAGCTCATCCAGCAGGTGGGCAATGATGACTACGGGCTTGCCGAAGCTCGTCACCTTCTGCTGCATCAGCACCTTGAAGAACTGGGCATATTGGCCCCAGGCCTGCATGGTGTTGGCCGAGTTCAGGATGTACTGCGACTCGAACATGTCCATGAGAAACGTCGAGCTGTCGATGATGATGCCTTCGGGCTCGTAGTCGAGCTGGCCCGCGATGGCCGCATCGAATGCCTCGTGCACCTGGTACGGATCGGTGATCCGGTACGCATCGAACTTGTTGCGAAAGGGCAGACGCTTGCCTGCTTCGCAGTTCAGGTACATCCACCTTTCCTGGTTCCGGATGTTGCGCAGCGATGCGCTCTTGCCTTCGCCAGAGAAGCCGGCAACCAGTACCAGCTGGTCGTTGACTTCGCCGATGCTCTGCACATCGTCTTCTTGCACTTCGCTCATGTGTTTCTCCCTGTGCTACCCCTCTCCTTGAGCCAAGGAAAGGGATCAGCGTCTGTCGATGTCAGGCTGCTTTCTTGCCGAACTGTTTGCTCACCGAGACCAGGATCGTGGAACGGATCTCGTCTTCGGTCAGGCCATTGGAGAGCTTCGCGTTGAAGGCGAACACCGCCTGCTGGACCTGCAGCAGATCCAGTCCTGAATCCACCAGTGCCATGGCGTACTTGAGCAGGTTGTTGTTGCGGTTGCCCGTGGCGATGCGTTGCGCAAACCAGCGTTCGAGGTTGTCCATCGAGCCGATCTTCTTCATCTCCGCCTGGTGCTGGTCATTCTTGGAGGTCTTCGGGATGAACGGCAGGGCATCGAGAATCTCGCCATCGAGGTTGTAGTGGTACTGACCGCCTGCAAAGCTCTCCCACTTCTTGCTTCTCTGGTTCGCTGCTTCATCGGTCGGGAACGGGAGCCACTCCATGATGTTGTTCATGAACTCCTTGTACTCGTCCGAGGAAAGCTCCAGCCGGTAGTTGATCGGCAGGATCAGACGGAAGCGATCGCCATGGCCATCTTTCTGATGGCGCTTGGTGGTGTAGGTCATGAACTTGTATTCCTTCATCAAGTCATGCACCACATCCAGCGTCACGCCGTGATCGATGTCCAGCACCAGCAGGTTGAAGCCGGGAATGACGTTCTCCTCGGCTCGGTGGCCCTTACCCTCGTTACCGCCCTTGAAGAAGTGATTGCACCAGTGCAGCGCTGAGCCATCAGCCTGCGTGCCATTGGTCAGCAGATGCAGCTGATCGAAAGGCACCTTCTCCGAGAGGTAGTTGTAGGCCCAGTGCTCGCCGTAGGACAGCGTCATCTCGTCGAGCTTGGTCTCCTGCAAAGTCTCACCTTTATAGAGTTCGATGCCATCGGCAAAGCTCTTCTTGATGATGATGTGATTCTTGTAGCCATAGGCAATGGCCAGCGTCATCATCTCGGTGCGAGCAGCAGCCCCCGTCTTGTAGTAGGGCAGGTTCTCGTTCAGATCCGCGTGCGTGACTTCCTTGCCGCAAGTGGCGATGTACTTCGCCAGCTTCACGTAATTCTTCTCACGATTGAGGATCTTCTCGAAGGCCTTGCCGCACTCTTCGACCAGGAGGATGGCGCTCATGAGGTGATCCATTTCCACCTCATTGGATTCGTCGACAAACGCCAGGGCGCCAGCCAGCTTCAGTGCCTTCCAGTAGCGGTGGGAGAGCTCGGCCTTACGGATCTCTTCGTGCTCGGGCATGAGCTCCGCTGCCGCTTCGCAGGCGATGCGGTACTGGATCAGCTTCACGCCCACGGGCTCTTCCACGAGCATCTTCCAGCCGTACATGGCCGGGTCTGCGAGCTTGTGAAAGTGCGCCGACCACTTCTTGATGTTGCTGTCGTTGGTCGGGTTGGTGAGCTTCTTGTAGATCTCTTCCGCCGTCATCGAGTGACTCGACTTGCGCTCAGGACTGCCCCAGCCGAACAGACACCGGCGTGCGTAACCGGTCTCCAGGAACGAGTAGAACTGGTCTTCCGTCTGGCTCCCGTCAAGGAGCTTGGCCGGTGTGCCGAACAGGAGCATGTTGGTCGGCGTCTTGCCGCTCACATCCTCGCCACGGGTGTTTTCCGCGGTGTTCTTGGTGAGCTTCTGCTTCACCAGCCCCTGGTCGTAGAGCTCCAGAAATAGCGTGAGCACGTCCGTGGAGTTGATCAGGTTCGAGCCGATCTCGTCGATCTGCAGGTTGATGGCCCCGCACTGGGCGAGGATCATCTTGTTGCGCAGCTGCTTGATGGCAGGCGGTGTGCCGCTATCGAACGTGAAGACGTAGGTGCCACAGCGCTTGTACTCGCCCATGACGCCTTCGAATTCTTCATTCGGATCGGACGCGTTACGTGCAGCACGAGCTGCCGCCTCCTCCCACAAGTGCTTCTCGGCGATCACCGGGAAGGTGTCTTCGGTGAAGCGCTTCTGGAAACCAGCCATGAACTCGCCTTCGATGATGTTCACGGAGAGGCCTTTGCCGAAGCCGGAGGTGGCCAGAGCCAGGGCATAGACGTTCACCGGAACTTCACCACGGTCTTTCGTGACAACGGTTGCACGCATGCTCGCAGCCATCTTCCCGAGGAAGTAGGCAACTTCGGTGCGGAAGAATCCGCGGTCCTGGTTCTGGGACTTGGCGCACAGAACGTCGGTCATCTCTTCGATGACCGGATGGTGGGTGACTCCGGTGAGGTCGATCATGTTGGCTGTTGATAGAGATCTTTCTGTGTACAGATGTCGAATGCCTCGCAGTAGCCACAGCGTTTGACTTCGCCGGGTACGGTGATGACGATTCCCTTGCCTCCTTTCTCGACCTTCCAGAACCCGTTTGCCTCAGCAAGCGTGTCGAAATTCTTGGTCGAGCGCCCCGAGGTCTTGGTGGGGTCTGCGTAATACTTGAACTTGGGGGCCGAGCGCCAGAGTTCTTCATCGGTACAGTTGGGCACCTGCGCTTCCGGCACGCCCCAGTACTTCTGCACCTGCGTGAGCTTCCAGATCACCCAGGCTTCGGTCTCTTCGAGACTCAGAAGTGGGATCTCCTTGTAGGCCACACGGGACTGCGGGTACTTCGGATTGGCCCGAGCATCCGCTGCACTCCAGTCCGTGAAGATGAAGTTGATGCGGATGGTGTCCTCGGTGATCTTCTGCGGATTGAGCCAGCGATACAGGCTGCCCTGCAGACGATAGTCATCGTCCTTGCCGCCATAGATCCAGGAATAGACGGTGGTGGACTTGTTGTCCATCACCTTGCCTTCCATCACCATGTCGTACTTGCCGCCGATGGTGTAGACCCGGCCATTGACCTTAACCTGACGCTTGGCACGCTGCTCGATGTAGATCGGGATCGTCCCTTCCTCTGGCTCAGCAGGGTTGATGCGCACGTGCTCGATGATGTCGTCCGAGTAGCCGAGCATCTTGAGCGCTTTCTTGTGGCCGGTGGTCCACGCCTTTTCGATGGAGTCGTGGAGCGCCTTGCCGAGCGCCGAGGCGATGTAGTCCTGCACGTCCGGCATGGGACGTTGGGCTTCGGGAATGCGGTGCGGGAGCACGAGATGACGCAGAGGGCGCATCAGCTTGGTGGCGCTGATGTAGTTCTCATCCGTCTGATAATCGTACTCATCGTGGAGCAGCCACACTGCCAGCGGCAGTGAGATGTCCGAGTTATTGGAAACTCTCATGAGGAGTGCTCAAAAAGGAATGTGGAAAGGCAGCCGAACCAGGGAAAGGAATCAGGGGACGATGCGGTATTTCACAATGTCATCGTCGCAGTTGCGGATCGCCCATGCACGGTAGATTGCCTTCGAACGGCCAATTTTTTGGCCGTTGCGGAGAACGACTTCAACGAAGGTTTCATTCGGCACTGGCAATGTGTCGCCGCCTTCCCAATCGATCCACGAGCCTTTCATGGCATTGATAGCGAGCTTCATCTGATCTTCCTGGAGCTTCAGCTGTTCTGTCAGAACTGCACTTTCCTGACCCAGTCGCTCGAACTGGTAGTGACGCAGCGAACGGTTGGCGTAGTGCACGCGCTTTTCAGCATCGTAGATCGCCTGGTCAGTCTGGCTGCGGCCAGGCTTGCCATTGCCCTGACGAGCAGCAGCCGTGCGCCACAGTGCCTTGAACTCGCAGCCTTCATCGAAGTCCATGCCGAGCGCACGGATAATGTCCTCGCACTCCGCCTGATACGGAGCCTGTTCCTTGCGCTGCGGATTGTCGACACGGCACAGGTAGTAGTTCACCTTACCGCCCGTGAGCTTGGCGTCGCTCATGATCAGAGCCCGCCCTTGATGACCGACATCACCTTCTTGGCTGCGCTCTCGTCCACCTTCGGAGGCGCGAGGAACTCGTCCTCGGTCATGAAGCCGAGCGTGACGATGTTGTTGATCACCACATCGACGATGTCGATGGTCTGGAACTCTTCGCCGAGCTTCTTGAGCAGCTGCATCTGTACGGCCTGCTGCGCCTTGCCGATCATGGCCGAAGGAAGCTGGTCCTTGTCGCCCGTGATGGTGGCGTTCAGCGGAACCGAAGACGGCTGTGCGTTCTCGACACCCTTCACATGGAAGACGATGGTGGCCGAGACGAGGAAGAAGAAACGTTTCTTGGATGCGGGAGCTTTCATGTGGGCCTCAATTGATGAAGAAGGGGAGCCGGTTTCCCTTGGCTCCCCTCAAACTTATTTCTAATGGACGGATGATAAAGGACGATTTCAGCGGTGTCTAGCGGTTAACTGCAACCCCAAACAAACCTCTAATTACGCAGCGAGTTTCTCCATGGCGGCATCGAGCACGGCGAGGATCTCCGGCTCTCTGGCCCCATTGGGAATGGTGATTTCGTTGGCCCAGGTCGGGAAGAAAATACCGACCTCGCCGCCGAGCTTCACCTGGTCATGCCAGATGTCCGGGTGGTCCTGCCACTGCACGGCCTTCACCAGGTGTTCGTTCATGAATTCGAGACACTTCATGTCCTCATCCACCAGGTAATACTGGGCATCGTGGATGTGGGCGCAGGGCCGAATCCGTGTACGCATGTACGGGGCGGCCCGCACCTTTTCCATGAACTCGACACCGGCTCGGGTGTTGAGCAGACACCAGCTCTGCCCGAGCGCATTGCCGGCAGTACGGCCTTCAGCTTCCGCTTCCCGTGGCGTCTTGCTCGTGCCACGGATCACCTGAGCCAGACGGGGAGTGCGAACCCTCAGACCAAAAGCCACGGTCACGTAACCATCCTTGGATGCTTTGTCGAGCTTGTCCTGCACCCAGTCGATGCTCACCTTGTAGAGCGACTTGTACGCCGCCTCGATGGACATGGCCAGCGTGAGCGAAAAGCCGCAGTTCTTCATCAAGGTGGCATACGTCCCTTGATAGGTGAGGGCGAAGGTTGGTGCCTTGGACTTGCCGCGTAGCACGGAATACTTCCCGTCGATGGAGTTGATGCTGTCCACCGAATTGGGATCGATGTCTGGCATCTGCTCACCGAAGTACGAGTAAGCCCGCAGACAGTGTCCGTCATAGCCATCGGTGTAGACCTTGAGCTTGTTCGGATCCTTGGTCGTGAGCGCACTGATGCGATCCTCGAGCGAGGCGAAGTCCAGTCCCGCATAGATCTTGCCGGGTGGTGCTTCGACGCACTTCTTGATCATCTTGCCGTACTCGCCCTTGCGGCCCTTGTGGCCACCAGCTGGCAGGTTCTGCAGGTTCGGCTCATTGGATGACAGCCGTCCGGAGACGGTGCCGCCCAGGTTGAAGCCACCGAACATGTAATACCAGCCGTCAGGACCGAGCTGAGCGTTCTCCATCGCCGGGATGAAGGTGCCCAGAATCTTCTCGACCAGCTTGAAGTCGAGCATGGCCTTCAGGAACTCCAGCATGTGTGGATCCTGGGTGTGGTTCTGCAACGCCTCGAAGGTCTTGGCGTTGGTCTTCGGCTGCCGGGTGGCGGACAGGTCGATGACTGGCAGACCGTGCACCTCGAAGAGCAGGTCTTGTAGCTGGGGCGCCGAGCGAGGATTGAACTCGCGCTCATCCTGCGGGCAGTCTGCGACCGTGACGCGCTTCTTTTTCAGGGTGGCGTTCTTCTTCTCCGCCCATTTCTCAGCCCGTCGATACGAATACTGCTGCGCAATCTTCGACTGGCTGATGATGGTCAGCGACCGGTCATAGTCGGTCTGCATTTCTGCTTTGACCTTCTTGACCGTCTGCATGTTGATGGGCAGGCCCGTCAACTGCATCTGGATGATGTCCACCGTTCCCGGTTTGAAAAGGGTCTGGTAGATGTTGAGCTGGTCATCCTTGACCATGGTCGGGTAGTGCTTGTTGTAGACGAACCAGGTAGACAGGCAGTCCACCAGGTTGTATTCCAGCAACTGCGGCAGGGGGATCTTGGTGATGTCCTCGATCTCCGATTGCGCGTAGTTGCCGGCGAATGCCTGTGACTGGTCCTTCAGACCGAGACTGTTACCGGCACAGGAATTCGTCGCCAGATACGTGATCAGCAGCGTGCAGTCCCAGTTCCGGAGCATCACTTCGATGCCGTTGAGCAGGCCTTCGGTGTCGACGATGTGCTTCATGTACAGCTGATAGATCAGGATGTACACGTCAAAAGCGATGCGGTGATAGGCCGCTTTCTGCTTGAGCCGGTTGAAGAACTTGCGCAGCAGCATGCGGCGGTGCTCGTTTCTCACCTGTCTGCCGAACGGGGCTTCGGTCGCTCCCTCGATGGGCACATAGTCCACCGGGAAGGCAATCCCTTCTCCCTGGTTCCAGGCGAAGCTGATGGTGCCGATGCCAGCGTTATAGTGCTTCAGGCCAAACGTCTCGATGTCAATCGACAGCGACACGTTCATGTCGATGAGCTTGTCCAGCCACGCCTCGATCTCCACATCCGTCTGAGGATAATCAGCGAATTTGATGATGCCGTGGCCGGGTGCCTTATAGGCGCCGGTTGCGTGCTCCACCATGGCGTCGATGCCTTGCTTGATCTTCGCCCGGATACCGGTCGGATCGGCAAAGAGCGCTCTGAACGAAGGAATGTAGAGCACCTTCTGGTCGCCGAACTTGGAGTCCATCACGTAGCCGAGATTGGCATCGCTCTTGTTGGCGCCGGTGAGCGTCTTGAAGTAGCCGGAGTCAGTCACAAGGATGTACTGCACCTTGTTGTCATCCAGCGTGCCTTGCAGCTGCTCCTTGATGTAGCGCTGCATCTCGGCAGCCGAAGTCTTCTTGCCGGTGAAGTGCAGGTCGAGCACCATCACGTCATCCTGATGCACTTTCCCGCCCTCGGGAAAGTACGCACGGGCAATCTCATCCTTCATGATCTGACCGACCAGAAGACACACCGGATACTCCGGCTGCTGTGACCAAACGTGATGCCGCATCTCGTGAAGCTCCTTCAGTAAATCAGTCGGGTTGTTGCGTACAGCTGGATCTTCGGCAGGATCTTCTCGAACTGCCGTCTGTCCCTCGGGGTGAGATGACATGTCGCCTCCTCGAAAGGCATCGTGCGTTCCAGATTGGAGCCAGTGACAGCAACCAGGCACTCCGGCATCCGGTTGCGAAAGTCCTGCCGGTCATTCCAGCCATGCAGACACTTGAAGAGCGTCTGCTGGATCTGGTCTTTATCCAGGCGGAGTTCTCGCGTTTCCTTGAGCCACTTGTCCATCTGATCGTTCAGTGCGAACGCCAGATTGGATGCGCACTTGGTGGGAACCTTGACAGTGCGGCCATGCGCAAACACCTCACCGCCATACCGGAAGGCCAGCCAGCCCCGTTGTTCCGGGGGCAGGATCTCTTCGTGCATTTCCACGATGCGATCCAGTGCCTGCTGCATCCTTCGGCTCTCTGGCTCAAAAACTCGGTCCATGAACTGGGTGAGCCACTTGTACGTCTGGTTCCCTGCGGTGACAGGTAAGGGCTTGGTGGCCATGATCTTTCCTTTATCGGGTCATGCCTCCGAACTTCTCGGCCAGGTCGCCATAGCAGACGACCCTTCGGCGAGCACGGCTGAAGGCGACATAGAGCAGGCGGGCAGCCTGGTCCGGATTGCGGCAGGTGGACAGGTCATCGAGATCGATGAACACCGTGTCGTAGGTGGAGCCTTGCGCCTTGTGGACGGTGGCCGCATCCCGCTGACGCAGATCCGGGTGGGTCTTTTTCAGGTCGTAATACATGAACCAGTTCTTCTGGCTCTTGTAGTACTTCAGCAGCCGGTCGAAGTGATCCCGGTCCACTGGCACTTCCACGTCGCGGTAGACCTCGTTGTAACGGTTGGCCAGCGTCGTGTGGATGATCTCGAGCTCCACGCCACCTTCGAGCTGGATCATCTCGGTGTCACCCTGGTAGATGATTTCGAGTTCCTCTTCCACGTGGATGGTCATGTTGCCCAGCATCACCGCGGAGTTGTTGATGAGGAATTCACCCACCGTGTAGTCGTTGCCCAAGCCCCGCATCTCACGGATGTGGGCGTTGTAGTCCTTCACCCGGTTATTGGTGTAGGCGAGGATGCGCTTGTCGTGCGTCTGCTCGGCAAAGGCCTTGGCCACTTCCGCTTCCATCGCCGGGCCATCGAGCCAGTCGATGATGCCGGGGACAGCCCGGATGGGCTTGAAGACACCGGTTTTCACCGTCTCACGCAGCTGGGCGTTGGTCGCCTGCAGCTCGGGGATGGTGGTGCGCATCTGCTCTTCGAGCTCGAAGAAGGGCAGACTGGCGACATACACGGGGCTCACCGCTTCCATGATCGGGGAGAGCTGGCAGTGATCGCCCACGTAGACGATCTTGCAGCCGTTGGTGCCTTCCAGGATCTTGTTGCGCAGGGGCGTATCGATCATCGAGGCTTCGTCGATGA